CGATAAGATGACCTTCGGTGATCTTAACCTAAGGTTCTTAGTCAATGAAGACTTGGATAATTACTATGAAATTTACAAATGGTTAAAGGGTCTTACTAACCCCAAGCACCAAAAGAATTTCGCAACGTATATTGCCAGTGTGGATGAGAAGGGTAGACCAGAAGAGTTTGATAGGATGATGAGTGATGCTCGTTTACTTATACTCAATAGTAATTACAACACGATATCTACTATCAATTTCTTTAACATCTTCCCAACCAGTCTCACCACACTAGAGTTTGATGCATCGGCAACTGATGTTAACTACCTCACAGCCGAGGTCAATTTCAAGTATACTTTGTATGAGATAACGGATAAGAATAATAATAAAATATGAACCTAGACACTTTGAATGACATGTGGGAGAAAGACTCACAACTAAATGATGAAAAATTAGATCATGACAGTTTAGAAATCCCCAAGTTACACGCTAAATACCTACGACTTTACAATTCCTTTAATACCTTAAAGGATCAACAGGAGTTTGAAGTCAAACGCACCTATAAAAATAGGTGGGAGTACTATACTGGTAAAGCGGAGAAACCATTCCCAATCAAACTCATCAAGACAGATGTACCTGTATATCTGGAAGCTGATGAAGTATATAATAAGTCCGTTCTTAAGCTGAAGTACTATAACCAAATGGTTGAGGCATTGAAAGCCATTATGCAGGCTATCAATAACCGATCCTTCTATATTAAGAATGCGATCGAGTTCGCTAAATTTCTGAAAGGTTATGAAATCTAATGTCTACATTCAGAAGAAGAACGAAGTATATCTGACTGTTGAGTGTGAACCTCATGTTCAATACGAACTAGCAGACCAGTTTACTTTTGAAGTGCCTCAAGCCAAATTCATGTCAGCGTACAAGAAGAGGTATTGGGATGGAAAAATCAAGCTATTCTCCCCAGGTACAGGCGAAATTTATGTTGGTCTTCTCCCTTATATTACTGCGTTTTGCGAAGAGAAGGGGTACGAAGTTATCCATAGGGACAACGAATTTTATGGACTTCCACAGGAAGTGGATGGATTCATTACTCCCCAAGGACTAGGTGATTGGATTAAAACACTTAACCTACCACATAAGGTTAGAGACTATCAGTACAAGGGTATCTACGAAGCCCTACGTAACAAGCGTAAACTATTACTATCACCAACAGGGTCTGGTAAGTCTCTAATGATATATGCTCTGTCTAGGTTCTGGGCAGCAAAGAATTTACAAACACTCATAGTAGTTCCTACGACATCTCTGGTAGAGCAGATGTACAAGGACTTTGAGAACTACGGATGGGATTCAAAGAAGCACTGCCATAAAGTATATGCAGGTAATGATCCTAGGTCTGAAAAGGATGTGGTCATTACCACATGGCAGTCAGTATATAAGTTACCTAAGACATACTTTAAGAATTTTGGTGCTATAATAGGAGATGAAGCACACCTATTCAAGGCAAAGTCCTTGACTAGTATCATGAATAAACTCTATGACTGTAAGTATCGCATAGGGTTTACTGGTACTTTAGATGGTACAGAAACAAACCGCCTTGTACTCGAAGGTGTATTTGGGACTGTTGATAAGATAACTCGTACAGAGACACTCATAGAACAAGGACACCTTTCCGAGTTTGAGATCAAAGTACTCATACTTAAACATGACAAGAGAACTTTTGACACCTATCAGGAGGAGATGGACTATCTTGTTGACCATCAAGGACGTAGTAAGTTCATACGTAACCTAGTTTGTGACCTATCTGGTAACACTCTCGTCCTGTTCAACTACGTTGAACGGCATGGTATGCCCCTTTTTGATATGATAAATACTAAGGTAGGAGAGGACAGACTGGTCTTCTTAGTCCACGGTGGGGTCGATACTGAGGACAGGGAAAGGGCAAGAGAGATTGCCGAGACGACAAATAATTCAATTATAGTGGCATCCTATGGGACTTTTAGCACTGGTATTAATATTCGGAACTTACATAACGTTGTCTTTGCTTCGCCATCAAAATCGAAAATCCGAAACCTCCAGTCGATCGGTAGGGTCTTAAGGAAAGGAGACCACAAGACAAAGGCAGTGCTATATGATATAGCAGATGATATATCCACTGCTACCCAAAGAAATTACACACTTAATCATTTGACAGAACGTGTTAAAATATATAATGAAGAAAATTTCGACTATGAATTCATTGATGTCCGAATCAGAGACTAACATGGAAGAGCAAAAGAAAATCGAATTCCTTGCAGCGATCAAACTAGTATCGGGAGAAGAAATTCTCGCGGTGACTGAGCATGTTAATGATGAGAACGGTGACTATATGATAGTACAAAACCCCATAGAGATCGAAGAGGTCATGCTACAGGGTAATAAACCAGGTGCAAAAGTGACACCGTGGATGAAATTTTCACGCGAGGAAGAATTTCTCATCCCGAAGGATAAGGTTATAACTGTGGTAGAAGTAGATACAGAGGTACAGATATTCTACGCTATGTCTCTAAGGAGACTTAATGGAGATACTATTACAGATAGTACTGGAAGAATATCTACCGTAGAGGAAGCTCGTATTAAATTAAATAAAATATTTAATAGCTAAGTCATCCCTTGAACTCGCACACTCGTATTGTACCAAGAATTACAACAGTTGTCAAGCCCCCCTTGCATTTTGAAACAAAATGGTGTATACTGTATACATAAGGAGATAATATATGGCCGTTAGAAGGAAGGTACAGAGTGAGCATTATGTAAACAATAAAGAGTTCTTGGAAGCACTTATTGTCTTCAAGGCAAAGTGTGCTGCTGCAAAGGAAGCGGGTGAACAGCGTCCGCAGATCAGCAATTACATTGGAGAATGCTTTTTAAAGATTGCAACACACCTGTCATACAAACCAAACTTTGTCAATTACATGTTCCGTGAGGATATGATATGTGATGGCATCGAGAACTGTGTACAGTACATAGAGAACTTTAATCCAGAGAAGTCCAAGAACCCGTTTGCATACTTCACTCAAATCATTTACTATGCTTTCCTAAGACGCATACAGAAAGAGAAGAGACAGTTAGAAATAAAGAATAAGATACTAACCAAGTCAGGATATGATCAGGTCTTCCACACAGATGACAAAACTGGACATTCAGACTATAATACAATTAAGGAGAACGTAGAACTAAGAATTAAGTGACATATCCTATTACAATTGTTGATGATTTCTTTGAGGATCCTGATGCCATTGTAGCGATGGCTGATGAATTGAAGTACTATCCACCTGACCGTGGTAACTGGCCAGGTGTACGTACTAAGCAACTCCACGTGGTAGAAGAGAGGTTTTTTAATTACTTCGGTGAGAAAATACATCTCCTTTTCCATGATAGCAAACCTGAGTACTGGAATATGCAGACGCACTTCCAGAAGATACAACCTTTCTCAGAGGATCAGTATGATCCACTCAATAGAGGGTGGGTGCATCAAGACATTGACACACACTTCGGTGGTATAGTATACTTAACAAAAGACCCATGCCCAGATTCAGGAACGTCGATTTATAAGACATCCTCTGGGTATGGGTTTCAGTATCCTGATGAGATCACTATGAAGGAGAAACTTTATAGGGGTGAGGAGATAGATCCAGTTGAGTACAGAAAGGTATGGAAGAAAGTACATGCACAGTACATACCAACAGTCAGGGTAGAGAACGTATACAATAGATTTGTTCTATTCAACAACAAGACACACCATGGTGTTTATACTTTTGGCACTAAGGAACGTCTAACATTAAACTTTTTTGGTATGCATATGTCAGGTAAGATACCACCACTACAAAGATCGAGATGAGATATCCAGGATTAATAACAGGTCCCCAAAAAAACGTGGGCGAGCAAGAGTATGGTTGGGACTATGGAAGAATGTCCATAGATGGCAAGAAGTCCATAGACCCTATGTTAAATTTGGGTTGCTATACATTAGGGTATGGTCGTATGGCGATCATGAACTATGTCCATAATAATATGTGCATCAAACCAGAGGTAGCAGAGAACTTCTTTGATGCTCAACCTATTAAGTTGAACAATGCTACATGGAAACTAGCAAAGATGCTCAAGGGTATTACAGGATATAGAAGTATATTCTCCTTGAGTGGTAGTGATGCAATGGAAGGAGCAGTTAAACTTGCTAGTGCATATCAGCAACAAGTAGGTCAGCACCAACGTAATGGCATAGTTACATTCAAAGACAGTTACCATGGATCAACTCTACTCACTCAGAGCATGGGTGATAGTATGTTGAATGGTTCATATACTATGAAACCGTATCAAAATATACTAAGATTACCAGTTGACTTCTATGTGGATCACTATGACTGGGATAGTATCATGTGTGTGGTAGTAGAAACTTGCCCTTATGCCAATGGTATCAAACCTCACAGTGAAAGGTTCTGGAATAATATCTCACAGATACAGAAGAAAGGTGTTATAATAATAGTAGATGATATCATGACAGGTGGAGGGAAGACAGGTAACTTTGTGGGATGGAAGAAACTCCCAGTTGATCCTGACATCTTCACAATGGGTAAAGCAATCACAGGAGGATACTTCCCATTAAGTATTGCATTATATAATGATAAGATACATGACGCACTCCCTAGAAGGTTTGAGTGGGAGCATGGGTTCACTTACAGTTTTAGTTTACCTGGTATCTTAAGTTGTCTCGCATACGTCAAAATATTAGAAGAAGAACTTCTCATGAAGAAGCATAGAGACATAGTAGTAAGGGCGGTTGACTTGTTTAATAATTTAGGTTATACTATCAAAGGACAGTTTGGAACAATAATTGAGATTGAACGTGAACAGAGAGGAATGTACACCATTCCCATTGATGCTAGTGATGAATACTTTTATGTACTGGAGCAGCAACTGAAGTGAAGATTGCTATAATAACAGATCAGCACTTTGGTGCAAGGAAATCAAGTAGAATATTTCACGACTTCTTCAAGAGGTTCTATAGGAATGTGTTCTTTCCAA